TATGACCTCATGGGACAGTATGACAATTACAGCAATGAGAAGAATATCGCCAAGGCGCAAAAGAGGCTGGATAAGCTGACGGCCAAGCGTGACCCTGACCCGTATGAAGTGGAGCTGGCCCGGAGGGAGCTGGAAACGGCAAAGCTGTTTGAGCGGTGTCAAATCTTCGGGACAGAGGGGTGGAAGAAGAGCATCTACAATCCCAATGCCAGCATCATGTTCAGTGATGATAACGAGGTCATGATGTTTTTCGACAAGCTGATCTCTTACCGGGATATAAGCTCCTACGCCATTGTTGAAAATATCGTCAAAGAGGCGCATACTAAGACCAAGAAGACCGGAGCGATCACCCGGGCCATTGTGGGCGGTGCGATTGCCGGAGGGGTCGGGGTCGTGGCCGGGGCAATCACGGCGGGGTCAAAGTCCAGTACCATCGTGCATGAGATACCGGACGGCTTCTATCTGCAAATCTTTCTGAAAGACGGGTCTGGGTATCAATGCCCGGTTCCGAGTGACGGGGCGATTTCCAATAAAGTCCCGAAGCTGTGGCTCCACCTGGCGAGTAAATTGCAGACCATCGTGGAACAGAATAAAGAGTGAGGCTCCCGCTGGGGCGGGAGTGACAGCCATTACGGGCTATCGGAGCAATCCGGTAGCCCTTTTCTTTTTGGGAGGTCATTATGAAAATTGATGTGCTGGGGACGAAATACAATCTGCGCCGGGTCAACTTTGACCAGGACGAGTTCATGCGGAAGATGAACTACGGCGGCTACTGTGACAACAACACCAAGGAGATCGTCATTCTCAATCTCAAAAGCACCCCGGATTGGGCCTCGGCTCAGGAAGAGGTCATTCAGCGCATGGAGAAGTGTACCATTCGGCATGAGCTGGTTCACGCTTTTCTCAATGAGTCCGGCTTACAGTGGAACAGCTTTGCCCCGGAAAAGGCTTGGGCCAAAAATGAGGAAATGGTGGACTGGTTTGCCATTCAGGCCCCGAAAATGTTTGAGGCTTTCCGGCTGGCCGGGGCCATTTGAGGTGATTTCATGGATTATCAGAAACTCGCAGAGAGTATCAAGCGGCATATTGAAAACCGGCCCAGGGACGCTTCGGCGTACACTGACCTCTTTTCCCTCTGCCGCCAGTGGGAGGAAGAGAATTTTCAGGAGGCTCACGCTCTGAACAAGGAGCTGCGGGTCATGGCGGCAAAGCAACTGCGCCTTGCCTCCCCTTTGGAAGCGGAAAGGTTCTATGAGGCATGGAGGAAGAGCCTCCTGTTCGATGCGCCGCACAATTTTGATGCGTTCATGACCTATATTGAGCTTGACCGGAAGCCGGAAAAGCGGTTCTATGCCCCCAGACGGCATTACCTGAAACCGATGGTACAGGGTTTTCAGGACATACTTGACAAAAAGCTGCGTCTTTTGACAATATCCATGCCGAAACGAGCGGGAAAGTCCCAGACCGGCATCAATTTTGTAAATATGCTCTCCGGGAAATTCCCCGACCGATCTACGCTGATGGAAGGTACCGGTGATGACCTTGTGAAGAGCTTCTACAACGGGTGCCTGGAATATCTGACGGTGCCGAACGAGTATCTGTTCTACGATGTGTTCCCGGAAGCCCGTCTGGTGCAGACCGGAGCGGACACGAAGATCATCAACCTCAAATCCAAGTCCCGCTTCCCCACTATCATGTGCCGCTCCATTGATGCTCGTCAGGTGGGCTTGTCTGAGGCCACCAATGTCCTGTACCTTGATGACTGTGTGGAGGGCCGTGAAGAGGCGAAGAACCGGCAACGGCTTGATGACAAGTGGGAAGTGATCTCCGGCGACATTATGGGCCGTGCCATTGAGGGTACCCCCATGGTCTTCACTGGCACCAGGTATTCCATTTATGACCCCATTGGCCGTATTCAGGAGTACGCAGAGCAACAGGGTTGGGCATGGAGGGCCATTGAGATACCAGCCCTTGACCCCATCACGGACGAAAGCAATTATGAGTATGAGCGAGAGGGCCAGAAGATTTTCACCACGGCCTACTTCCGGGAGCAGCGGGAGCTTCTGTCCGCCGAGCAGTTTGAGAGTGAGTTCCAGCAACAGCCCTTTGAGGCCAAGGGTCTTCTCTTCAACAAGGACGAGCTGAACTATTTCTTTGAGCTGCCGCCTGACCGGGAGCCGGACACCATCATTGCCGTAGGAGATACCGCCGAAAGCGGTTCTGACTCCACCTCTATGCCGGTAGCCGTCATCTATGGCAGCGAGGTCTACATTATGGATGTGGTCTTTGACGATGCTCCCGCCGAGGTGACAAAGCCGGAGTGCGCCAAGTGTCTGATCTCCAACAAGGTCGCCTCCGCCACCTTCGAGGCCAATAACGCCGGTCAGTATTATGCTCGGGATGTGGCTGATATTATCCGGCAGCAAGGGTACTCCATCGGTATTCGGACAAAGCGTACCATTTCCAACAAACAGACCCGGATTGAGTTTGCCTCCGACAATATCAAGAAGAACTTCTACTTCAAGCACCCCACCACCTACAAGCGGGGCAGTCAGTATTGGAACTTCATGAAGGAGTTGACCACCTACACCCGGAGCGGTAAGGTGCCGCACGATGACGCACCTGACTCCCTGGCTCTGCTGGAAAATGAAATCCGTATGCTGAGTGGCGGGAAAATCGAAATCTTCAAACGGCCTTGCTGATACCTTGCGCTTTTTGCTCTCCAATGGTATTATAAAGAGTTATGCCATTGACAAGCATTAGAGATTATGCTATGATGTGAGGTGATAGAAAGGCATTTTGCGGGGAGGTGATTGAATGGGAGCCAGGACATTGTTTGGTCGTAGGGTAATCTATGCCGATGTGACCGAGATCAACGACAACAACATCATTGATGTTCTCCAAAAGGCTCTGTTCACTCACCTCATGAACCAGGCGGATATTAACTACCTTTACCGGTATTACAAGGGCGATCAGCCCATTCTTTACCGGAAGAAAGATGTTCGGCCTGAAATCAACAACAAAGTCGTTGAGAACCGGGCCAATGAGATCGTGTCCTTCAAGGTTGGCTACCTGATTGGTGAGCCTGTTCAGTATGTCAGCCGGAAAGATGACAAGGGTATCGCTGAGGCGGTGACCCGGCTGAATGACTACACTCTGTCCGAAGATAAACCCTCTGAGGACGCTGAACTGGCCGAGTGGTGGCATATCTGCGGCACATCGTACAGAATGGTGCTGCCGGACGGCGAAGCTGATCTGGAAGAGGACGAGGCCCCCTTTGAGATTTACACCCTTGACCCTCGCTTTGCTTTTGTGGTCTACTCCACGGCCCTCGGCAATCCTCCCATTATGGGCGTGAAGTATGTCCTCAAAGACGATGGGGTTCTGGTCTTTAGCTGCTATACGGATGACCACTTCTATGAGGTGGAAAATACCTGGGCAATCAGACGAAGCGAAGAGCAGTATTTGGGCATCCCCATCATTGAGTACCCGGCCAACAAGTCCCGGCTTGGTGCCTTTGAGATCGTCCTTCCTCTGCTGGACGCAATCAATACCACGGAGTCTAACCGCATTGACGGCGTGGAGCAGTTCATTCAGTCCCTCATGCTCTTCCACAATGTCGATATTTCTTCCGAAGACTACCGGGAGCTGCGGGACGAGGGCGCAATCAAATTCAAGGACATTGACCCGCAGTTTAAGGCGGAGATTGAGTATCTGACCGCAGAGCTGAACCAGACCCAGACGCAGACCCTTGTGGACAGTATGTATAACATCGTCCTGACCATCTGCGGTATGCCGAACCGTAACGGCGGCTCTTCTACCAGCGACACCGGCACCGCCGTCATCATGCGTGATGGCTGGTCTGCTGCCGAGGCAAGAGCAAAGGACTCGGAGCGGATGTTCAGGAAGTCCGAGAAGCGGTTTTTGAAGCTCCTGCTTCGTATCTGCCGGGATTTGGGCGATCTGGACTTGAAGCTGTCTGCCATTGACATTCGCTTCACCCGCCGCAATTATGAGAACATCTCGGAAAAGGCCAATGTTCTGACCACGATGCTGAATAACCCGAAGATTGCACCGGTGCTGGCCTTTATCCATTGCGGGATGTTCTCTGACCCCCAGGTGGCTTACAAAATGAGCATGGAGTATGTGGCCGAGCAGGAGGCCAAGGCCGAGAAGCTGGCCGCACAGCAACAGACCAAGGAGGGTGACGAGGGAAATGAACCCGGTCGTAAACCTGACCCCCAAGGCGGTTCAGGAGATCAATGAAATTCTTTCCCGGGGCAAGGGAGTGGAGATCGCCGTGAGAAGCGGCAAAGTGGTGGTATGGGAAACCGCCAGCAAAAAGAAATATGAGGCCGTCATAGAGAGATGACGGTGACAGCCATTACGGGCTATCGGTGAGAGCGGAAACGCTTTTACCGGTAGCCCCTTTTCTTTTGGTTTTAAGGCCGTGAGGCTTTGAATGGTCAGGGAAGACCTTAATCGCAAGGGGAGAAAACCCCACCCAAAAACAGAAATCAGTGCTGAGTGAACAGCCTTGTTAAACGCAGGAGGTATTTGTTATGGCAAAGATTGACACCAGCAAGATCGAGGGGTACGCCGAGATGACCCCTGAGCAGAAGTTGGCCGCTCTGGAAGGGTTCGAGTATGAGGACAATTCCGCCGAGCTGGAAAAGCAGAAGAACGCTCTTTCCAAGGCCAACTCCGAGGCCGCCGAGTGGAAGCGCAAGCACAACGCTCTTCTTTCCGAAGAGGAAAAGAAGAAGCAGGAGGACGCTGACAAGCTGGCCCAGATGGAACAGGAGCTTGCCGATCTCCGCAAGGGCAAGACCGTTGCTGACTACAAGGCCAAGTTCGTGTCCCAGGGCTATGACGAGGCTCTGGCCGAGGACACCGCCAAGGCTCTCGCTGACGGCGACAGTGCCAAGGTCTTTGCCAACCAGAGCAAATTCCTCGAAGAGTATGCGAAGAAGGTCAAAGCTGACGCAATCAAGAAGACCCCCAAGCCCGGGGCCGGTTCTGGCTCTGGCACTGAGGGTGCCGTGGATTACGGCAAGAAGATCGAAGAGGCCCAGAAGAACGGTGATTTCACCGCCGTGGCCTACTACACCCGCCTGAAAGCTCAGGCTGAGGCCGAGGCTCAGGCGAATAACCAGTAAAGGAGAGATTGATTTATGTCCGATACTCTGGCTACCAGTTTCGGGGTACTGAACTACTCCGGTATGCTCTTCAACAAAGGCAATACCCGCTGCCCCCTGTCCTCCATCATCGGCGGCAGAGCCAAGACCACCAACCATGTTGAGTTCGTGACCGGCCAGGAGTACACCACTGGCGGCGGCGCACAGCCCTCTATCAGCGAAACCGCCTCCCTGACCGCTCCCGAGGCCAGCGTCATCACCCGCACCCAGAAGACCAATGTGACGCAGATTTTCATGGAGGCTGTCGGCATCTCCTATGCCAAGCAGTCCAACATGGGAACCCTGTCCGGCCTGAATGTCGCCAACCAGCAGGCCAACCCCATCAATGAGCTGGACTTCCAGGTGGCGGCGAAGATGCAGAAGGTCAACCGGGACATTGAGTTCACCTTCATTCAGGGTACCTACAACAAGGCCACCCAGGACAGTGAGGTAAACAAGACCCGGGGACTGGTGGAGGCGGTCACCACCAACACCAAGGCCATGAGCAGCAAGCCCCTCGGCCTGTGGGACATTGCTGACATGGTGAAGAAGATTTACGGGGCCAACGCTCCCACCGATGGCCTGTGCCTGTGGTGTGACGCTACCACGCTGTTCCAGGTCAACGCTGACGCTGTTCAGAACGGCCTGACCGTGGTTCCCGCTGCCCGGGAGATTAACGGCATTGCCCTGTCCAGTGTGGTCACTCCTATCGGCGTGGTCTACCTGTACCTGGGCGAGTGTCTTCCCGCTGGCACCGCTCTGCTGCTGAACCTGAATGTGATCGCTCCCGTGTACCAGCCTGTTCCCGGCAAGGGCAACTTCTTCCTGGAGCCTCTGGCGAAGACCGGTGCCGGTGAGAAGTATCAGCTCTTCGGCCAGATCGGCCTTGACCACGGCCCTGAGTGGTACCACGGCAAGTTCACCGGC